CCGTTTAAGGCTTGGAAAAGATACTTTCTTTGATACCTCACGCTTTATGCATGGAATGTGATTAGGTAGCCTAAAATAAGCATCTGCTGTGTTGTAATCGTTGGGATAGTCCTTTGAATAGTAGCAAATTTTAGGTGCTTGTCCGTTCAAAGAAACCGATACTTGGAAGACAATGGAATCCGCATCTGATTCAGTAGCTTCTAGCAATGTAGCAATGTAATCAGGCTCTATCCTGTCGTCACAATCTACGAAGGTAATGTATTTGCCTTTAGCCATGTCTACCATCAAATTACGCTTATCTCCAAGCATCATGGTCTTGTTATCGATCAGATAAATGATTTCTACCTTTGATTGCTTTTCTATTGGCAATGCTTCCAACTGACCATAAAGCATATCCAAAGACTTTGGTAAGAATGTCGATCTTCTTTCAGATACTGAAGGAACTAGGATAGATAGTTTGATCATACCTTCCATCCTTTAGCCTGATCATATTCCTCCCAAGTTGAAATCATGTCCACAAATCCTAATTCGATTTTGTGCCTTGACTTATAGATCACACCTAATCCATTCTCTTCTTCGATGTAGTCCAGATTCAAAGTGCCATACTTCTTTTTTAGCCCATTCCAAGCCCTCCACACATCGCCAGTCCAAGTTGGATAGTCTCCAATTGGCACTACCTGCTCTTCGTAATTCTTAGGCTTAATGTCATGGATCAAAATAGTACCCCCCTTATTCAAGCACTTCCAAGAATTTACAATATCTCGCTCTACTTGTCTGGAGTGGTGCAATCCATCAATAAAGATCAAATCAAATGATTGAGTGTTTGCCACAAAAAAGGTATCTGATTCAGCACCGTAAATATTGCCTTCATTTGGATAAGCAGGATCAACACCTATCTTTTGCTCTGCCTTGACTGCATTAAAATGCGTTCCATCCCCCAATCCAATTTCCAAGTATGACTTGTATCCGTTCTCATCAATCAAGCCGTTAATAATGTCTATCCTTGCTCTCATGGCATCTTTTCTAATAGCTGTTCAACGTGTGCCTTCATCTCGCTTGCTGTCATCTTGGAAGGCAATTCAATGGTAAAAGGTGTGCAAATGCATTCACTACCTAATTTTGTGTAAAGACCCGTAATCTTTGAGCCTTCAATCTTTTGGATTTTGTATTTTCTCATATCGTTTTGTTTTGTCAAATCTAACAAATCCATTATTTAATAAAAGAAAAAGCCTCGAAAATATTCGAGGCCTTAACATCAACAAAACAAAACAGACAAATTAAGTAGTCTCTAGGATCGCTTTTGCCCCAGCAAAGGTTCCTTTGACCAAAACTGGCACGTCATTCTGAGAAATAAACTGAACCAAACGCTGTTCGATTCTGACAGTCTTCAAGTTATCGATGAAGTCATCACCTGATTCTCCGATAGCAACCTGCAAACCGCTTCTCAATCTAACGTTGATAACTGACAAGTCACCACCAACGAAATCAGCAGCAGTTCCAGTCAAAGCGTTAGTTGGGATGATTCTAACTCCCCAAGCGTTGATTCCGCCTTGAGCATCGAAAGTCACACCAGCAGGAAGGATGTACTGCTTATCAGCATCTTTCTCAGAAAGCATCAAATGGTACTGCCCAGTTTCAACGAAGATACCGTTTACAGAACCGTTAGCTGCTCTTACTTGAGCAATGATACCGTGGATTACATCCCAATTGGTAGCAGACTCAACACCACCTGCCATTGATCCACCTGTAAAGGTAGTAGACTTACCAAGCAAGCCCTGAAGCTGTGGAGAAGAACCGTTACCAGTAAATAACTGATTTTCGATAACTGTCTCAACTCGCTTAACACCATTCTGCTGAATGTAAGAAGCAAGGTATGCAGCATCTTCAAGAAGTTCCATAGTCACTTTCATGTGAACGCCGATCTTTTCAACTTTGGCTCTCTGCTCTTTGTACTGAACATCCAAAGGAGTCTTCTCGATACCTTCAGCGATAAATACTGGAGTACCTTCCTGATCGTATTCTTCAACCCAAACAGCGTATTGAGTGCCGATAGCACCAACAGATACGTTAGATAGGTAAGTAAGAAGTCTCTGTCTGATTGGAGATACAACCCCAGTGAACTCAGAGATAGTCACCTGACCAGAAGAAGCAACGTTTGAGATAGTAGAAGCCAAAGAGATAGCACCTACAGTCTTCTCATTGATTTCGAAAGTCAAAGGGGCTTTCAATCTAGCGTTTGGCTCAGACTTCAATCTTGCGATTTCTTTCTGGATTGGCTCGTAAGCCTTGATGAATGCAGAACGGAAGTCTTCAGATTTTACTTCTTTCTCTACTGCACTCTTTTGCATAGCGATGTCCAAAGCGTCAAGTTGCTTCTGCATTTCTTGTGCCTCTGACTTGGTTAGGACATTGTCCAATGATTTAAGCAATGTTTCTGCCTTTTCGAAGGATTCATTTGCCTTTGCTTCTGCGTTGATAGCCTTTGATTTGATGGCCTCACCTGCTTCAGCGATTACAGCCTTTACGGCATCGATGGTTAGATTTTCCATGTTTCTAATGATTGTTTTAAGTCGGTTAAAGTGATTATTTCCACCTTGTCGGCTTTTTGCTCATTAGAAGTGGTCTGTGCCGGCTTCAGAACTGCAAGAAGTGATTTAAGTTGGTTTTCTAATTTTTCAAGTGTTTCATCGGTTGCATTGGAGTTTCTGATAAATTTCTCCATGCTCCCTAAGTATTCTAAAGCATCATCCATGCTTTTAAACCAAGTATTTCCAGCCTCAGGATTAGCACCTAAGAAGGTTACAGATGAACCTTCATAAAGCATTACTTCCTTAATTCTGTTTGATTTGGTTACTTGGTCATATTGTTCTTTGATTGTTCGGAATCCTATGCTCGCCTGATTGATTAGATCACTCTTTAGCATTTCTACAAAGTCATTGCCCAAAGAGTGAGTTCCTATCTTTGCTTCAAAGTAAAGCCCTCTTTCATCTTCAGTCAATTTGGTAATCTTTCCGATTGCCTTGGTCTTGTCGTGATCAAGAAGATATTTGATCAGTTGCTTTCCTTCAGGCCCACGCTCTTGGATTGTCTTGGTAAATGCACCTCTTTCGATCACATCTCCATCCAAATCCAAATTGCCGAATACAGCGAAATATCCTGCTACCGATCTTCTTTCGGTGTCAACATCTCTTAGCTGTTCATTATATCCTTTGATTAACATTGGCTTATTCGTTTAAGCAAATATATAGAAAAAAAATATTTTGCAAATTTTAGAAGGATTCAGGATAATTTCTCGTTGCATACCTTTCGGATACATACACCACCGTACAAGAGCAATTCACGGTATTAACAGCACCTCCAGCAATATCACCAGGTATATCCATTTGAACAGTTCCTTGCTTGCCGTTTGAGAAAGTGAATTTTAAATCCTTCCTAATCGGTTTACCTTGTGCTAAAACGTGTTCTATTCGTGGCTCTCTTGAGCCCCCATGTATCCAAATTTTGTACAGTATAGCCCCAGTTTCATTAGCCCAATCTTGAGCAGACTTTTCCTTGCCCACATTGTTTGCCCTTGTACTTTCAGTCCTAGCGATAGCCCTAGCCCTTTTTACATCAGGTATCTCTTGCAATAGCAGTTCCTGAGTCTGGAAAGGGTTTAAACCTTGTTCGATGGCTTGACCTAAGATTAGCTTGACCTGCTTTAATGTGTTATCGTTAACAAGAGAAATCAATTCGCCTAAATTGTCAAGCACCCAAGACTTGATCCATTCCCTCCAAGTATTCAGAAAGAAATCAGAAGGGATGAAAGCTTTTTCTCTGACTCTAATTCTATCCCATTCCTTTGTAGCAGCATCTACAAATACAGTCTGATAAAACTTAATATAAGCCTCTTGCATAGGTACAATCGAAGGATTAGGTACTGCCTGAGCCTTTAAAGCCTCGGTAAATACCTGAATGCCGAATCTTTCGTATCTCCTAAGATCGGCCTGATTCTGCCTCCTTATCCTTGAAAGGTTGAGTTTAGCCATTGAAGTCTACAAAGTCAGTAGCACCTCCACCCATAGCCTCAGAGGATGGGATTAGGTTTTGAGGTATCCAATGAATATCCATTGCAGGGTCTTCACTTGCATCCCAGTTCAATAGTGATCTGACCTCATTTCCTGTGTAGTATGGAGATTTTCCGTAAGTGTCTAAAATGATCTGAACATCAGGCTGTAACTCTGAATAGGAGGAAATATCAAAGTCAATAACATAATCATTACCGTATGACTTCTTAATCCAATCAGTCATCTTTTCCTCAATCATTTGTAATTGAGGCATCAATACATCAGTCACCAAAGACTTCTGAGCGTGTTCTAAATTGGCATGGGTTGCGTTAGGTGAGAAGATAACAGGATTGATTCCCCAAAGACCGCAG